CGACATGCTTGGGTCGCTGCCATCCAGCGACATCCGGGTATGGATCGGCGCGAAGACCGAGCTTTCGGATGACTGCTGGTACATCTGGATCATGGGATCCGGCGAATCGCCAGCGCAGTCACTCGCTCACCGCACGATGACTGCGTTCTATCAGGACGACGAGGACTTCGAGTCGCTCTGGCGCGACCCGCGCAAGCAAGCAGCGCGCATGGTGAACGTCGGGATCAAGCTCGCGGTCGCGCCGAACTACTCGATGTGGCCGCAGGAAGCGGAAGCGGTGCATCTGTGGAATACCTACCGCTCGCGCTGGCTATCTCGCTACTGGCAGGAAGTCGGCATTCACGTGATCCCCGATTTGAACTGGGCGGGACCGACGTCATTCGAGTTCTCTTGCATCGGAATACCGAGCGACATACCCGCCGCGTCGGTGCAGATTCAGAACGTGAAGACGACTGCTGAAGAGATCGCAGCGATCGACGGCTTGAAAAGAGCAACTGACATAGTGCGTCCTCAACAATTGATGGTGTATGCTGGACAGCGCGCCGGAGCAGTAGTTGCGGCGGCGGGGCTGGAGAACATCGCAACGTTCGTCACGTCTCGCAGTCACGCGGTTCGCGCTCACTTCAATCGGAAGAGGGAAAAGAGCAATGCGTGAACAACTGCGAGGGAGCGGCGGCGGCGGTGGTGGCGGCGGCGGTGGTCGCGGTCGGGGTGGTCGCGGCGGCGCGCGATAGGCGGCACCGAAGAAGAAAGCCGCCCGCAAGAGAACGGCTGCCGCGCGTCGGAGAGGACGTCGGTAGATCACTGCGCGGGGCCGGCCTCTCCTCTTCCCTCCCCAACTTTGCAAGGGGGAGAGGCACGCCCCGCTCCAATTTCCTGACGGGGCGCATTGAGCCATGAGTCTACGGTCCGGACTGCGTCGCGCGGAGTCGATCGCGCGTGAACTGATCGGGAATGATGGTGGCGGTGGCGGTGGTCGCGGCAGGGCGGGTGGACGCGGCGGCACCACGAAGCGGAAGAAGAAGCTATCCCCGCGACAGAAGCAGATTCGCGCGAACAAGATCGCACAGCAGTACCGAAGGGAACGGCGCGCTCGGTACAAGCAGCAAGATGAAGCAAGGCGGAGACGATAGGACCATAAGTGGCTGACACGATCGAGGAAGATGGAACCGTAACGGCCGACGTGCTCGGTCGCATTTGGGATCTGACTCCTCGACGCATTCAGCAACTCGCGAAGGAAGGGATCATCCCGAAGGCCGGGAGGGCGCGTTACCCCTTCGTCGCCGCGACCCGGAAGTACATTCAGTATCTCCGCCAGACGATCGCAGAGAAGGAGTCAGGCGGCGAACTCGATCCCGATCAACTCAACCAGTTTCAGCGGCGCGCGTACTACGCAGCGGAAGCGCTGAAGCTGAAGATCGGGCAGGAGTCGGGCGAACTGATGCAGCGTGCGCTCGTCGAGCGCGACTACGCGCGGGCCTTCACGATCATGTCGCAGTTTCTCGACACGTTTCCCGACATCATCGAGCGCGAGGGTGTGCCGAAGGAGATTGTGAACCGCACGGTGCTGCGGATCGAGACGGTGCGGAACGAACTCGCTGAGCAGCTACGCGAATTCGACGTCGACGATGACGCAGTACCGGCTGGCGCGTCCGCGTGACGTCAGGCAACACGCGCACCGGATAGTCGCCCCAACGCGCGGGCGACCGAGCACGGTCGCCGGTCAGTACCTTCGGAACCAGCGGGGCGCGCTCGACATGACGCAAGCGCCCATGATGGTCGAGCCGCTCGATCAGCTGGGAGGGCGCGAGTATCAGGGGATCGTGCTGGTTGGTCCGCAGCGCTCCTCCAAGACGTTCGGCCTCATCCTTGGCGGTATCACCTACATTTCGCTAGCGGATCCGGGTGACGTGCTAGTCACGACGATCACGCAGGACAAGGCGCGCGAGTTCTCCCACTCGGAACTGGAGCCGGCCATCCGGCATTCGCCCGAGCTTCAGTCGGTGCTGTCGCCCCGCGCGCAGGACGACTCGACGTTCGACAAGTGGTTTCGCTCCGGCATGGTCATCAAGATCGGATGGCCCGCTATCTCCCAGCTGTCGAGTTCAACGTATCGCTACGTCTTCCTCACCGACTACGACCGGCCCTTGAACCGGGACAACGTGGATGGTGAGGGACCGTTGTGGGACGTCGCTTTCAGACGGGTGACGACGTTCATGAGTCGTGGCAAGTGCCTCGCGGAGTCGAGCCCGGGCGAAGACTACGTGGATCCGACGTGGTCGCCATCGAGCCCGCACGAGGCGCCGCCCGCGCGCGGGATCCTGTCGCTGTACAACAACGGGACGCGTGCCCGGTGGTATTGGCCGTGCGCGGCGTGCAACGCGTACTTCGAGGCGAAGCCCGGATTCGAGATCTTCGCCATGCCCGAGTTCGATGCGCTGAAGGAAACCGTGCTGACGGCCGACATCGAAGCGCTCGTCGAGGAATACGCGCGCGTCGTCTGCCCGCACTGTGGCTTCATCCACGATCAGCACTTCAAAGCGGACATGAACGCGGCCGGCATGTGGATCCACGAAGGGCAGTCCGTGGAGAAGGGCGAGCGCGTGGGCGAACCGCGACGGACCAACATCTGGTCTGGCTGGCTGGGAGGTTGCGCGGCATCCTTCCAGCGCTGGGACAGCATCGTGCGGAACTACCTGCAAGGCGTGCTGACCTACGTGCGCACCAGCGACGAATCCTCGATGCGTCTCTCGACCACGTCGGATTCGGCCGCGCCCTACCTGCCGCAAGCAGTTCGAAAGCATCGGGCACCGGGGGAACTCGTGAAACGAGCTGAGTCATGGCCCCGCGAAGCGGTCCCGAAGGGGGTGCGGTTCCTTACCGCAGCTGCGGACGTGCAGTCGAGTCGATTCGTTGTGCAGGTTCACGGCTGGGGGCCCGGTTTTCAGCAGTGGCTCATCGATCGCTACGACATCAGTGGTAGCAAGCGCATGGAGTCGTTTGATCGCCACGCGTCCGTCAGCCCGGGCGCGTACCTCGAAGACTGGTCTCTGCTGCTCGACGCTGTGGCGAAGACGTACCCGGTAGTCGATCTCGATGATTTCCGGATGCCCATTCACTTCATGCTCGTCGATTCTGGCGGCGCCGAAGGGGTGACAGACAACGCGTACAAGTTCTGGCGGAACATCGTCATGCCAAGGGGGATGCGATACCGGATCCAGCTGGTCAAAGGTGACGGACGCCCATCCGCTCCGCGCATCACGCAGACGTATCCGGATACGCGCGCTCGCAACGATCGCAGGGCAGATGCACGCGGCGACGTTCCGGTGTGGCTGGTCAATACCAACATCATGAAGGATGCTGTCGCGGGCGATCTAGCGCGCGAAGTGGTCGGTTCAGGGTACCTACACCTTCCGAAGTGGCTCGCGGAGGATCGACCGGAGACGTTCAGGGAACTGGTCGCGGAGGTTCGAACGCCAAAGGGATGGCTTAACCCCAGCGGCAAGCCCAACGAAGCGCTCGACCTTGCCGTGTACAATCGGGCAGCGGCGGTAGCGCTCGGGACAGAGCGCATGGACTGGGACAACCCGCCCGAGTGGGCGATGGATCCAGCGCGTCGCGTCTCTCAGGAGACTAAACCGATCGATGTGGCTAATTTGGCGGCGCAACTGAACGGGTAAGGGACGATGACCGACGTCGCGACGCTCGAAACCTATCTCACGCAGGCGCAGACGGCACTGCATAAGCTGATGACTGGCGACAAACGCGTCGCCGTGTCGTTCCCGGATGGGGGCTCGATCACGTATCAATCGACAGACATCGGCGCTTTGCAGAACTACATCGCGAGCCTTGAACGACAGATCAACGATGGGTCGAGCGCGGGATCGAAGCGCCGGCCGTTCGGGGTGGAGTTTTTGTGATGGCTGCTCAATGGGTGAACCCTCGGATCGCCGGCAGATTCCATTCGAGGGAGTCTCAGCTGCAAGCGCTGTCGCACTACGGTGCGGACATGACTGGCGTCGAGTTGGCGAACTGGCTCCCGACGCTGACGTCAGCGGATGGCTCCATGATCGAGGAGCGCGATCGTCTTCAGGCGCGCACCCGGGACCTGATCCGCAATCACGGATTGCTGTCCGGTGCGGTGCAAACCCATCTCGACAACGTCGTAGGGAGAAACCTGCGACTGTCCGCGAAGCCCGATTGGCGCGCGCTGGGACTGTCGTCTGAGTGGGCGCGCGAGTGGTCGCGCGACGTCGAGACCAAGTTCCGGTTGTGGGGCTACGACATCAATCACTACTGCGACGCGTCGCGACGTCACGATTTCGGTGGGCTGATCGCGCAAGGTTACCGATCGTACCTGACGGCGTTCGAAGCGCTTGCGGTCGCGGAATGGAGAGCGGATGCACCCGCGAGCGTGTACAAGACGGCGATCCAGATGGTCGATCCAGCGCGCCTGTCCACTCCGAACGGGAAGACGGAGAGTGATCGCCTTCGGGCCGGCATCGAAATGGACGCGATGGGTGCTCCGACAGCGTATTGGATAGCCTCCGGCCTCGTCGGGGATCCGCTGTCCCTGCGCGCGCCGATGCTTTCGTGGCGTCGGGTTCCACGTGAAACGTCGTGGGGCCGGGCCATGGTGATTCACGTGTATGACTCGGAGCTTCCGGGCCAGTCGCGCGGGAAGACCGGCATTGTCAGTGTGATCGCGAAGTCCAAGATGTTGGAGAGATTCGAGGGGGTCACCCTTCAAGCGGCCATTCTCAACGCCATGTACGCAGCGGTGATCGAGTCATCGATGCCATGGGACGTGGTGGGCGGCGCGATCGGGGTTCCGGGCGCGAACGATCCGAGCGTGCAGTACCTCCAGAACCGCAGCACCTTTCACAAGGAAGGGCACATCCGCTTCAACGGCGTGAAGATCCCGCACCTGTACCCGGGCGAGCAGTTGAAGCTGACGACACCGCAGCACCCGAGCGCGGCCTTCGGGGCTTTCGAGGAGGCGACGCTGCGCCACATCGCGGGCGGCTTGAACCTGTCGTACGAGCAGTTGTCCCGGGACTACTCGAAGACGAATTACAGCAGCGCCCGCGCGGCCATGCTGGAGGCGTATCGGTTCTTCTCGGGCAGACGTCACGCAATCGCTGGTAGGCTCGCGACGCAGATCTATGCGCTTTGGCTCGAAGAGGCGATGGACCGTGGCGACGTCGAGCGTCCACCGGGCGCACCGTCCTTTTGGGATGCGAAGACAGCGTGGACGTGGTGCAAGTGGATCGGCCCGGGTCGGGGTCACATCGATCCTCGAAACGAGTCGGAAGCGACAACAAACGAACTGAACATGAACCTGACCACGCTGGAGAAGGAGGCGGCCGAGCGCGGCGAGGACTGGGAGGAACTCCTTGAGCAGAGGGCACTTGAGAAGCAGCGTGCTCGCGAACTGGGAGTAGAATCCGAGCCGCGCCCAGTGACGCAGCAGCAGCAAGGGGTCGGTAGACCCCCAGTCGAGGACGAACGGCCATGAGCGAAGAGATCGTCGAGACGCCAGACACCCGCCGCACGAAGCGAGTCGATGCGTTTGAGGTGGCTGCCGGGATGCCGTGGATGATTACGGCAGAGGGTCTCGCGCAGATCCTCACGATCGCGGATCGGGCGATGACCGAATCGGTCGAAGCGCTTGAAACCCGGCTCGGGCGCAAGCTCGACAACACGCGATCGGTCACGATGCGAGAAGGGATCGCAGTCGTCCCGGTGACGGGTCCCATTTTCCGCTACGCGAACCTCATGACCGAGCTTTCCGGCGCGACCAGCACGGCTCAGCTGGCGCTCGACATTCAACAGGCGATCGACGATCCGGACGTCAAGGGGATCGTGCTGAACATCGACTCACCGGGCGGCGCTG